GATGCGCGCTTCCTCGACGACTACGCCGCGCGCCTCGCCAAGATGAATGCGATCCAGCGCTGGGCCGCCAAGCTCGAGCATGACATCGACGATCTGACCGAGGCGACCATCGATACTTTCGAAGTTGTGCCGTTCAATGGGTAGCATCATCACCTCTCGCCGCTCATTCTTGGCTGGTCTCGGCGCGCTCGTCGCGGCGCCGGCGATCGTGCGTGTGTCGTCGATCATGCCGGTCAAGGTCATCAGGCCGCCGACGCCGCATGAAATGCTGGCCGAATGGGCGCGGCACATGACCGAGAGCAACAAGTTTATTTTGGTACCGGAAAGCTTCAATGTGATGCTCGAGGCGCACCTCAATGCCGCGTCAGCGGTTCTAGCGCGCAACCTGGCCGACCACCTCGACACGCTCGTTTATCAAACTGGAACGGGCGCAGGCGGTTTGAATGAATTGCTTGCCTGATGGTTGATACCGCCAACATCGGCGAGCGCATCGAGACGCGCGCGGACCTCGGCAAGCCGACATCCGACACGGCGATCTGGGCCTATTGGATGGGCCAGGAGAAGGTAGCCGAGAAGGAGGAGCGCAAGTGGCTCAAGCAGGGCCGCGAGATCGTCAAACGCTACCGCGACGAGCGGCCGGAATTGATCCAGAATACGCATCGCTTCAACATCTTCTGGTCCAACGTCGAGACCCAGAAGCCGGTCCTGTATGCGCGCACGCCGAAGGCGGACGTGCAGCGGACGTTCAAGGACAATGATCCGGTCGGCCTGTTCGCGGCCGAACTGCTCCAGCGCTGTATCCAGTATTCGGTCGACGCGCACGATCACCACTTCGACGAGGTGATGAAGGCGGTCGTCGAGGATCGGCTTTTGCCCGGCCGCGCCACGGCGCGCGAGATTTACGTTCCGCATTACGGCGATCCAATCGTGACGCCGAAGGGTGAGGATCGCGAGTCCGGCGATGAATTCGAGGCAGAGGCCGCCTCTGATGCCGTCGTGACCAATGAGGGCGATGAAGGCGAGGGCAACCAGGGCGGCGACGCCGCAGCGCCAGAAGGCTCTCAGGTCGACGAGGAAGATGAAGACGAGCCGGTTGATCGCGAAGTCGTCTATGAGGAATCCGTCACCAAATACGTGTTCTGGGAAGACTACCGCGAAGGCCCCGCCCGTCAGTATGACGAAGTGCCGTGGCAGCGCTATCGCGCGTACCTGACCCGCGACCAGCTGATCGCGCGGTTCGGCAAGAAGAAAGGCAAGCGCGTCGAGCTCGATTACGAGCCGAAAGGCATGACCGAGTCCGACAAGACCAACATTCCCGCGGATCTCTACAAGAAGGCCTGCATCCACGAATATTGGGATCGCGAGAAGAAGCGGGTGATCTGGATCGCGCCCGGTACGCCTAATCTCGTGCTCGACCAGCTGGACGATCCCTTGCGCCTGCCGGGCTTCTTCCCGAACGCCTCGCCGCTGCTCGCCAACAAGACCAACGACAAGCGCATCCCGGTCCCGGATTACATCCAGTACCAGGACCAGGCGCGCGAGCTCGACCGCATCACGGCGCGCATCGACAAGCTGCAAGGCGCGCTCCAGGTCAAGGGCTTCTATCCCGGCGAAGAGAAGCAGGCGCTGTCGCAGCTGATCGACGAGGGCACGGAAAACCGGCTCATCCCGGTCCATGACTGGCAGCGCCTCGTCGACAAGGGTGGCATCAAGGACATCATTCAGTGGATGCCGATCCAGCAGATCGCCGAGTGCCTGATTCAGCTCTACAACGCGCGCGACCGCACCAAGGCGATCCTGTATGAACTGACCGGGATGAGCGACATCCTGCGCGGCCAGACCTCGCCGGTCGAGACCAAGGGCGCGCAGGATCTGAAGGCCAATTTCGCCTCCCGCCGGTTCGCGCCGAAGCAGAAGGACGTGGCGGATTTCGCGCGCAACCTGATCCGCATCAAGGGCGCGATCATCGCCGAGCACTTCTCGGCGAAGACGATCTCGATGATCACGGGATTCCCGCAGTCGGAGATGCTGCCGATCCCGCCGCTGCCGCCCATGCCGGCGCAGATGATCCCGGCGCCGCCGGAGGCGCAAGGCGAGATGGGGCAGCCGCAACAGATGGGGCCTGTGCCGGGCGCGCCGCCCGCGACTGGAACAGCTCTCGTGCCGGTCCAGCCGCAGATGATGCCGAACCCGCAGTTCGCCAAGTGGCAGCAGTTCAAGCAGTTGCGCGACCAGGCGATGCAGAAGAACCAGGAAGCCCAGAAGAAATTCGACGACGCGGTTGCGCTGATCAAGCGCGACGGCGTGCACGGCTTCCGGCTCGACATCGAGGCGGATTCCACCATCGCGCCGGATGAGCAGGCCGAGCAGGAGCAGCGCACGCTGTTCCTGCACGAGTTCATCCCGTTCCTGAATCAGATCGTGCCGTTCTGCCAGGGCAATCCGGCCGCGGCCTCGCTCGGCGAGTCCCTGGTGCTGTTCGCCATGCGGCCATTCAAGGTGGCGCGGACGCTGGAGGAGGCGGTGACGAAGTTCTTCGAGGAGTTGAAGAACCTGCCTCCGCCGCAGCCGAAGGGAGGCAACGCCAGCGGGCCCGATACGCCGCAGGCGCTGGCGCAGCGGCAGGCCGACACGCAATCGCGTGAGCGGATCGCGCAGGAGGGCAATGCGGTCAAGATGGCGCAGATCGCCTCGACCGAGCGCGTCAAGACCGCCGAGATCGCTCTCGATGCGAAGCAGCATCATGACCATCTCGCGGCCGAGATCAGCAAGGAAGCGGACATGCGCGCGTTCCGTGATGTGCGGGCGGGTGCAATCCAGTCGCGGGAAGCATCGAGGCTGCAATGACCGCCATCAACCTCGACGACCAGATCGTCGGCTCGACCTTCGACCCGCAGACGCGCATCTGCACCTATACGTATGAGCATCATGACGGCTCGCGCTACACGGTGTCGGTCCCGATCGACGATCTCAACAAGATCGGCACCACGCCGGCCACGCTCCAGCAGCGGCGCGATCACATCGCGCGGCGCATCATGGGGCACATGCAGACCAACCCGCCCGATCCCAAGCCGGAGCCTCCGCCGGCAGCAACCGACGAGTCCGCCGCATGACCCGCTACCGCTACGACAAGGACCTCGAATGCCTGGTCGAGATCCGCGAGGGCTCGAACTATTTCGATGAGACCAAGGGCAGCAAGGGTCCGGCGATCATTTCGGACATCGACGGCTATCGCGCCATGGGCGCCGATGTCGCCTGCGGCGGCAAGCGCCCGTTCATCACCTCGCGCTCGCAGCATCGAGCTTACCTGCGCCGCAACGGCTATGTCGAGACCGGCAACGAGACGCCGCGCGTCTACGACGATCGGCCGACCGCGCAGCAGCGCACGATGGAATTGATCAACGATCTGCGGCGCGCTGCTGGCGACTTCGGATCGAACACGGGCGCCGATGCGGCGCGCGCGCATGCGGAGCGGAATCGGCGCTGACGAGAAACGCGCGAAAGCGCACAGGGCCGGCGCAAGCCGCCGGGACAGCCGGAACCCGCCAACGCGGCCCTGCGGCTCCTCACTCCAACGGAAAATGGCTATGGACGGACAGGCAATTGCTCAGAATATCGGATATGAGCGCGCTCAAGGCCTTGGCGCGGCGATTGGCAATCAGATGAAGCCTCGCGAACTCGGCTACATCGATCGCACGCAGGGCCTGTGCGTCGGCCTCAGCACGCTTGCGGATCAGCTAGCGGCCTTTGCCGGCCGTATCAACGGCATCGGCCTGGCCGGTAACAGCGCGAAGCAGGAAGCGCCGACGCCAACCGGTTTCGCGGCGTCTCTTTCCGACGCTGAAGTGCAGCTGCGTCGTTGCTTCGAGATCATGAAGAATATCAGCGACGACTTCTAACACCCGGCGCTCCTACTCAGGCTGCGCCCCGTGGCCGGCGGGCAGCCCTACCACGCCTGCCATGCTTGGGGGTGGAGATGCCCGGGCCGGATGCCTGGCAGGGCATCCGGGTCATAGGACGACCCCTAATGGCAGGAAGCCGGCCAACTCTTTCCGCTCCCTCATCCAACCGAGTCCAACTCCTGGTGTTCCATGGCTGAAAACGGCGCCGCTTCCGACGATCTCCGCTCGCTGCTGTCGCAATCCTTCGACGATGCCATGTCCTCGACCGCCGTGTCCGATGGCGTCGTGAAGCCGGCGGCGGATGCGGGCGCGTCGGATGGTGATGCCGGCAAGTCCGCGGCATCTGCCGATGACGCCGATGCCGGCAAGACGGGCGATGATCGGCCGCGCGGCGAGGATGGTAAGTTCAAGAAGGCCGATTCCGCCGACAAGGACGCCAAGGCGACCGATGACAAGCCCGGCGACGACAAGAGCGCGAAGGACGCCAAGGCCGACGCGAAGACGGATGCCGACAAGGACGGCAAGAAGGGTGAGGCCAAGGCCGCGGACGACAAGCAGGCCGACGGCAAGGCCGCGACCGAAGGTACGGCCAAGGAACCGCCGGCGCATTGGACGGCGTCCGACAAGGCGATGTTCAAACTCCAGCCGGCGGACGTGCAGGACTTCCTGCTGCGTCGCCACAAGGCGATGGAGGCGGACTACACCAAGAAGATTGAGGCGATCACTGATCTCAAGAAGGAATACGAGCCGGTCCAGCAGCTGTTCGCGCCGTATGTCGACGTCCTCAAGCAGAAGGGCCTGACGCCGCAGACCGTGATCCGCCGCTGGGCGGACGTCGAGACCGCGCTCGCCTCCGGCAAGGGCGTCGACATCATCGATGGCCTCGTGAAGGGCTACGGCATCGACAAGGCCCAGCTGGCTCAGAGGCTGGGGTTTACGTCCACCCCGCCAGCGGCGGGCTCCAGTGATCAGCAGACGCAGGGCGACAAAGCGCCGGCGGCCGGCAACGATGATCCGACCGAAGCGCTACTGACCAAGCTCGAGCAGCGGCTCGCCCAGAAATTCCAGCCCGCGCTTGCCAAGGTCGAGCAGTGGGAAACGACACAATTGACGGCAGCCCAGCAGGCGCAGAAAGCGCGCGAAGATGCCGTCGAAGCGGAAATCACAAGTTTCAAGAGTGCAACGGACAAGGAAGGGAATCTGCTTCACCCATATTATGACGAGGTCGAGTCAGCGATGATCGCGCTTGCCCAGCATTATGTGGCGACCAAGCAGCCCATTCCGAAGATCGATGCGCTCTATGATCAGGCCGTGTGGGCAAACCCCTCAACGCGCGAAGCGCTGCTAGCCACCAGACAGGCGGCCCAGGTAGCGCGAGCGAACGAAGAGGCCAGGGCCAAGGCGGCTAGCGCAAGACGTGCGGCATCGAGCGTCACCGGAGCACCAGGCTCCGGCCAGGCGACCCGACCAGTCCGCAATGATCTCGATTTGCGCGGTCAACTGGAGGAGGCCTTCGCCGAAATCTCGAATTGAGGCGCGCTTCTTCTGAAGCCTCAACCCCGCCAGCATAAAGGAGATCAGCGTGGCGGTCCCGAATACGAATTGGAGCGAGATCACGACCACGACGTTGTACAACCGGTCGCGCAAGCTCGCCGACAACGTCACCAAGAACAACGCCTTGCTCCGTCGCCTGTCGACCAAAGGCAAGGTGAAGCCGTTCGATGGCGGTCAAGCCATCGTGCAGGAGATCGAGTACTCGGAAAACGGTACGTTGGCCCTCGCCGCTTAAAAGCGGTAAGGGCTTGCGCCATGGTCAACTGGGAGATTGTAGTTCACTTTCTTGAGTTCGGTGATTTTGTCCGCGAGCGCTTTTCGATGTGCAGCGATCTCGGCTTTGACCTCGTCCGAGGTCCACGGCCCCACCATTGCAGAGCGGTGCTTTGCGATGTGATCCTGCAACTCGATGGCGAGTTCGACTTGATCTTGCTTGATGAGCAGATGCTTGACGATCGCGGTCAGAAATTGGTGCGCCTGCTGGCTCTGAACGTGCCAGCGATAAATTGTGCGGTTCTTCGGATCTTTGCGGCGATAGTGATCATCGCCATAGAGTGTCCCGCCGAATTGCTCATGAAAGGCAACCATCACCGGCTTATGCGTCATCGCGATGCCTGCAATGACTTGGTAGGACGGAAACCGGCGATAGTTGCTGCCGGGCGTCCTTGACCCATCGAGTCGAATGCCGGGCGTTTGAATGCGGACCCAGCCCTCGCCGTCGAAAAGGCCGGCGACATATTGCAGGGAAAGCCTCATCGCGGTCTCCTGAGTGATCAATGGGATGTTGGCGAAGTCGGGGGAAGTCCGATGCCCGGCCGGAAACGGCACGGAAGGACAATCCCGAGCCAAGCAGGCGGTGAAGATCGCCGGGCGTGTGTAACGAGCATGGGCCAACCCCGAAAGGGAAGATGTGCTCTGGTCTGCGCAGGAATGCGCAGAGTTCGGCAGAAATGACCGAACCTGCTTTGTATATGTTTGCTGTACATACAAGGCAAGTAACAAAAACGACAAGCGTTATTCCGGTTACGACGTTCTCAACATCACCCCGAGCGACGTGTTTACCGCCGCTCAGTATGCGATCGCCCAGGCCGCCGTCGCTGTGTCCATCTCGGGCCTCGAGATGATGCAGAACTCCGGCAAGGAGAAAATGCTCGACCTTCTGGAGTCGCGTATCGGCAACGCCGAGCGCACGTTCCAGAACAACCTGTCCAACGACGCCTATTCGAACGGTACGGCGGACGGCGGCAAGCAGGTCGGCGGCCTCCAGCTCTTGGTCTCCACGACCAACAACTCGGGCGTCATCGGCGGCATCGACTCGTCTGTCTGGGGTTTCTGGCAGAACAACTACTTCTCGTTCTCTGCACAGGGCCTCACGCCGGGTGCTGCGACGATCCAGACCATGATGAACCGCATGTGGCTCAATCAGGCCCGCCAGGCGGATCGTCCGGACCTGATCATCGCGGACAACACCTACTTCCGCTACTACTGGGAATCGCTCCAGGCGATTCAGCGTATCCAGGACGAGCGGAGCGCGATGGCCGGCTTCATGGCGCTCAAGTTCATGGACGCCGACGTCGTGTTCGACGGCGGCTTCCAGGGCACCAGCGCCGGCAACGTGTCCGTGCTCGGCTCCGGTGGTTCGTGGCTCTCGGGCTCCGGCGCGCCGACCAACAGCATGTTCATGCTGAACTCGGACTACATCTTCTGGCGTCCCCACAAGGATCGCGACATGGTTCCGCTCGACCCTGACCGGTTCAGCGTCAACCAGGACGCGATGGTCAAGCTGATCGCCTGGGCGGGCAACCTGTGCATGTCGAACAGGTTCCTCCAGGGCGTGATGGGCGCGTAAGGCGAGGGAGGATAGGCATCATGACTTACACTCCGGTCGAAAACCGCCTCGGCATCCAGCCGATCGCGCAGGCCAACCCGTATTCGGCGGGACTTCAGTCGGGCCAGTCGCCCTTCTTCAACAAGGAGCATCCGCTCGGGTCGATCATCCGCGCGTATGACCCGGTCTATGGCGAAGGCGAGTTCATCTATCTCTTGATGGCCTCGACGCAGGCCATCGGCAACCTCGTGACGTTCGCCGGCTGGGGCACGGTCTCCGGTGACGGTTCTGGTAACGAGGCACAGTTTCAGGCTGTGCTGACGACCAATACCGCGACCCAGAGCCGCGCCGTTGCGGTGGCGATGAGCGCATTTCCCTCTGGCTCGCCGGCCGCCGCGTTCGGCTGGTTCCAGATCAAGGGCGCCGCGGTCATCCTGTCGAACGGCACGGCGGCTGCGGGCTCGCAGCCCTATCTGACCAACACGGCGAACGCCGGCACGATCACCACGTCGGCGAACGCCGGCCTGGAAATCTGGAATACGCGCATCATTGCCGCGGTGGGCAACCCGTCCGGCAACTTCTGCGTCGCCCAGATCGATCGTCCGTCGCTGCCGGGCATCATCACGTAAGCGTCTGCGTCGTCGGAGAGGGGCGCGCCTGCGGGCTCGCCCCTCATCCGACGTGCGCTCTTTCCCTCTCAATCCTTCATCCTCTCAAAGGACTTCAGAACCATGGGACTGCTCAACAAGGATCGTCTGATGTCGGGCGTTGGCTTCTCCGCCGGGCAGGCTCAGGCTTTGGAAGACCAGGTCACCGGCGTCGGCAGCGCGACCGCTCCCTCGGGCGGTGGCGGCTCGATGCGCACGACCGGCAATCTCACCGCGCAGGCCAGCGCCGCCGGTCAGGGCAATGGCGCTGACACCACGGACGATGTGCTTTTTACCTACGCGCTGCCGGCGAATGCCCTCGACATTGCTGGTCGCCAGGTGACTGTCACGGCGGCCGGCAAGTTCGCGGCTAACGGCAACAACAAGCGCGTCAAGATCTGGTGGGGCACCACCACCCAGACGGTCGGCGCCGCGGTCGTCGGCGGCACGCTGATCGCAGATTCCGGCGTCGTGACCACCAACGCAGGTGGTTGGGCGGCAAGCGTGCAGGTCCAGAAATATGGCGCTGCGGGCTCCAATACGCAGATCGCGACTGCGGCCCAGATCGCGGCCGGTGCAACCCACCTCGGCACGGCGGTGCCGGTGGCGCTGACGGCGACTGAAAATGCCGTGATCAACATCACGGTGACGGGGTCGAGCCCAACCACGGGCGCGGCCAATGACGTCCTCGGCCAGCAGTTCGACATCGCCTTCAACAACTGATGACCATCAACCCGGAGGAGCGGCCCGCAAGGCCGCCCGCCGGTTATCGATCCCCCCTTATCGTCAAAACGAGGTTGCTTCATGAACACCCCCCTTAAGCAGGGCTCCTACACCCGCACCAATGGCGGCCAGGCCGAAGGCATCTGGCCGGAATTCTTCCTCGACACGATCGAGGACCCCGTCGCTTCCGCGCGCGAGGGCCGGCAGTGTTTCAAGGACGAGGAGCGCGTGCGGCTGCATTTCCCTGGCGACCAGACCAAGAAGCCTGTGTTCAAGGTGACGCAGGAATACATCGAGCGATGGCCCGACGCCTACAAGGCGTTCAAGGAAGGTGTCGAGCCGTCCGTCAACGGGACGCCGCTCGAGCAGTGGCCTGTCCTGCGCAAGGCTCATGTGCTCGAGCTCAAGGCGCTGGGCTTCCGGACCGTCGAGGACGTCGCCGCGATGAGCGACCTTGCCACGCAGAAGGTCGGCATGGGCGGTCCCCGCATGAAGCAGTTGGCGCAGGTCTTCCTCGATGACTCGCTGGCGCAGGCTCTCGTCAACAAGGTCACGGCCGAGAACGAGGCGCTCACCAGCAGGATCGGCGAGCTGGAGAACAAGCTGGAAAACCAGACACAGCTCTTGGAGCGCGTTTCAAGCCAGCTGATCGCGCTGCAAAATACGCCGTCGCCGATCGCGACGCACATTCCGGGCATGCATGATCCGGTCGCTGCCGCTCAGCAAGCGATGGGGGGCGCGCAGATGGCACAGCAGCCCGCGCAGTCGTCGCTGGCGAACCTGCCGGCGCCGCGCCAGCGTCGCCAGCGTCAGGCGCAGCCGCAAGATACGGGCGAGATGCTCGGCGGCGAGGCTGCATCGTGAGCGAGAAACCCGGGAACGAAAATGGCCTGCGCAAGATCGTCGACAACAGCGACGAGATGGCCGCGATCGGCAACCTGCTGAAGGCCATGGAAGGCATGCAGGAGCAGATCGCCGCGCTGACGGACCTGGTCGTGTCGCAGGACCAACGGATCGACGTGCTCAAGGCGCGCATCGAGAAGCTCGAATTCGGGCCGGCGCCGATCGTCGATATCCGCGGCCGGACGCGCAAGTCCTCCAAGCTGATCCTGGACAACTGACATGCCGTGGTCCGGCAAAAGCTTCAAGGCCAAGCACAATCACAGCCTTTCGCCCAAGCAGGCCAAGGCAGCCGCGAAACAGGCTACTGCCATGGTCAAGAATGGCGTCGATGAGGGTATTGCGATTGCGACGGCCAACAAGCATGCCGAGGAACTGACGCGGCGTCTCGACGCAAAGGATCGCAAGTGAGTCTGCTTTCGATCTGCCAGGCCGTCGCCTCTCGCATCCCGGTCGTTGCGCCGACGTCGATCGTCGGCAATACCGACGAAACGGCGATGCTGCTGCTCTCGCTTGCCAATGAGGCGGGCGAGTCGCTCGCGCGCAAGCCGGATGGCGGCTGGGTCGACATGATCCGGGAGTACGATTTCACGACCGCGGCCGTGGCGCAGCAGTCGGGAACGATCGCCAATTCCGGGCCCGGTGGCGTCGCCGTGATCTCGGGGCTGACGTTCGGCGGCATCAACGTTGCGTCGTCGGGCTGGTATGCGTTCGGGCTCGGCGTACGGAACAATTCGCTGGTGACGGCGGTGACGATCGCGGACCCGAACTCGACGGTGACGCTGAGCCTGCCGGCATCGCAGACGGGAGTAGGGCAATTCACGCTCGGGCAGAGCGACTACACGCTGCCGGCCGATTTCCGCCAACCGGTCGACAACACGCTATGGGATCGCTCGCGATTCTGGTCGATGCGAGGGCCCCTGTCGCCGCAGCAATGGCAGCTCTACAAATCCTCGGTGATCGGCCGGGCCTCGATCCAGCGCCGCTTTCGGTTCCGCCGCGGGCCGACCGCGAACATGGTGCTGTCGATCGATCCGGTGCCGACCGACAACGGCTCGCAGCTGGTGATGGAGTATGTCTCCAACGCCTGGTGCCAGTCGATCGGCGGTGTGCCGCAGACGACGTGGCAGGCCGATACCGATACCGGCATCCTCGATGAATATCTGCTGACGCTCGGCCTCAAATGGCGCGTCCTCGAGCGCAAGGGGCTCGCCTATGCTGCGGCCCTCGACGATTACGAGCGCGAACTCGGTAGGGCGATGAGCAAGGATGGCGGCGCGGCCATCCTCGACCTGGCGCCGCCGGATCGGCTGACGCTGATCGGGCCTTGGAATCTGCCGGAGACGATGCCGCTCAATCGCCAGCAGCGCCTCCAGATCGCCGCGCAAACCGTCTCCGAGCCGCAGAGCGTGCCGGCGCCGATCAAGGGCTGGAATACGCGCGATGCGATCACGGCGATGGATCCGCTCGATGCGGTCCAGCTCGACAATTGGTATCCGGACAATTCCGGCGTGTCCTTGCGGAACGGTTTTGCCTCCTACGCCACGGGCATGGGTGCTGCGGCGGTCAAGACGCTCGCCGAATACAACGCCGGGGGCACGCGGAAATTCTTGGGGGCCTGCGCGGGCAGCATCTTCGATATCTCGGCATCCGGGCCGGTCGGTGCGGCGCTCGGCAGCGGGTTCTCGTCGGACGCCTGGCAGACCGAGCAGTTTTTGCAAAAGCTGTTCTTTTGCAATGGCGCCGACACCATGCAGGTGTTCGATGGCACGGCGCTTGCCAATTCGACCTTCACAGGCGTCTCGCTCTCGACGCTGATCGGCGTCAAGCAATATCAGCAGCGGCTGTTCTTCTGGCAAGGTAACTCGACCGGCTTCTGGTACGCT